TCAATAGTTATATTTGACGTTGGATTAAGTTGTAGCGTTCCTGTTGGTGTTATGTTGGCATTGCCTGAAGTAGTGACCGCTAATGTACCACCTGAAGTAATTATTGTATTTGAGGCTGGGCTTAACGTTAAAGTGCCACCTGGGTCAACTATCATATTACCCGAAGGCGTTGTTGTCAAAGTTCCAGTAGGATTAATTAACGTATTGCCACCGGGCGTTACTGTCAAAAGTCCAGCCGGGTCAACCAATAAATTAGCCGAAGCCGTTACCCTCGGAGTCGTTAAGCTTGTTGTAATCGTCACAGCGTCCGGCAAATCAAAGTATAGCGTATCATTTGAAAAAGTTAAACCTACTTCGTTTGCAGTCCCTTCGAAATATTTCCATTGCTTCTCTGTAGCGGCTGGGTTCATGCCATAAATTTGGTTAGCTGCACCGTCTGATATGCTTGAATTTCTAGCATAATCTCGCGTAGCTACCGTGTCGATATTCAATGAAGTATCGCCAATAAATGCAAAGACATATTCACCAGAACCAAGATTTAATAAACCTAACATACCCAAAACATCGGCTGTTAAAGTGTCCGGCACAACTAAAGAATCAAAAGCGGCATAATTAAAAGTCTTTTGTCCTATCACTGTTTGATTGTTATATATAGTTACCAACAAACTATCCGACTTGTCACCTGTGAAAAGGGCTAAACCTAAAGAGTCAAAGGAAATCTTCTTAGTTTTGTAACCTGAAATGTCCTGTTGTACGATAAAATAATCAGTTGTATCAACTGGCAACACAGACCCAGGCAAGTTTTCAATCTTGATCTGTGAAAATGTAGTTATTGAAAGCAATAATATTAATAGTATCTTTCTCATTTCGCCCCTATGAACTTATAATTATTTTTTCGTCGTTATCAGTTAGTATATATTGATCTAAATCATCTATTAAATATAGAATTTCTTGCGCTGATTTAGTTTTGGCTAAGAAACTTAAAGTACAAACATCTATTTGATTGCTGCCAAAAAGATAAGTAGGTTTACATGATAGTATCTTAAATACAATATTTTCACTATCGCCTGTTGTTGTTATATAACTAGTGTTGTCTAAACTTAAAGTGCAAGTGCTTCCTACATACCCCTCTAATTCCTGATATTTCGCCTTAGTATCTGCTTCCTTAAATATGTGGACTAAGAAGTTTAGTATTAAATAGTTCCCGCCCCTCCATTTCCTATGCCCCGTTATAGGGCTTTTCAATTCCTCAAATGTTGTCTGAATTGAATTAACGGTCAACTTAGTATAGTTTATTGTATGTGGTGTCCCGCTAATTGTTATCGTTATCAAATTAAACTCTTTGTTGGGTCTGTGTAGTCTTCACTCTTAAGTTTTATTGTCATTATGTCATAATGCTCATTAGATGAATGAAAGCCGTATCGTATTGATTCAACAAAGAACCTCACAGCCGCATTTGCCGAATCTCTCACATATGTCCCATCTGTTGAATAAGGATAAAAGTTCACATATTTATGTTCATAAGCAGCTACTTCAGTAACTTTAGCACTTCTAGCCGCCGCATTTGCGTAAGACCCCGTATCGTATAATTTAACTAATACCGAAAATTCTGAGTAATCACCATCTGACAACCATCTTCTAAAGCCGGAAATGGGTGCAGTTTGCTCAATCACGTCAGGTACAACCCAATTAGCCTCCGCAAGTTGTCCACCCAACAAATCAACCGTTGCTGAATCAGGGTCGCCAGTTCCCACAAATTTGGGGTAGTTAGTTCCAAACAAACTCATAATGTTTCCTGAATTATTTTAGATGTTTCGGTCTTTAGATTATACTTGTTTTGTTTAATTTCAAAAATAGTGTCTACAAAATCGGTTTCCGCTTCCTCTGCTGTCCACTCGTTTATTTTTGACGTTTGTCTAGTCAGTAATAAATTGAATAAAGAATAAGCCACAAAACTAGCATTATAGTTTATTGTGCCAGTTGTATAAGTCCCGGAGACTTCACGAGGAACCCAATTAGTATTCGACCATGAAACGTTAGAATTAACCTCTTGATCCAAGTCGTCTTCTGTCGTATCATAATAAGCATCTCGGGCAGAATCTATATTAACCTTTGTTGGCTCATAACTTTTATCTTCAATTGGTATAGTATATTCCAAGGGCGAATAATTATTATCATCTGCAATTGTGTAAGTATCGTTATCCAAGAAAAACAGCGTTATTGTCCCGTAAATACCCAAATCAACGGATTCGCTCGTTCTTGCTGCTGGACGTACTTTATACCCATTTTCTGCATTATATTCGAAAACAATTGCGGTCATGGAACAAATCTCGCTCAATATATCCAAGAGGCTTAATTTCTGACCTTGCCCTGAGTTCTCTGAATTGGCTACTTCATAATCTTCTAAATTTAATGCGTAGGTTTGATTCACATCATAGAGTTGATTTAGGTCATGCACAACGTCTTCCCAGGTCGTATCTAACGTACCCGGAGATTGTAAAACTTCAGCATCTATAAGGGTAGTATCTAAAGTATAGCCTAACTTCCCGAAAATACTTTGTGTTAATTGCTTCAAAGAAACATGTCTTCCGTTACGTTCGGATGCCCCGGAGCCTATATTATCGTGTGGATCGTATAAATCAGAATCAGCCAAAGCACTTGTAAACGTTCCAGTACCAGCAGCACTAAAAGTTAATGAGTTAGTCACAGCCGGATCATTACCGAATACAGTTGATATATTACCTATACCGTAATCCCAATCAGCACCATTAGCGGCTTTTGTTTCAATTTCATAAGTCTCATAATGAGTTAAAACATAAGCCCCAAAAGGATCGGCTGCCGTTGGTGGTGTGCCACCTCCAAAATTAACCTGTATTCTATCACCTACACTATAAACCGTTGCTGTGGTTATTACATCGCCACCCGTATCGACTACAAAAGTAGCGGCTCCCGTAAAGTCTGCACCAACCTCAAGATAGTCTTTCATTTCAGAACGTTCAAAAGTTATATCTCTCGCTTTGGATAAGGCATTGACAACCTGTACTTCATAAACTTTTTTCTTATAATTCTTAATGCTCGATAGTCCAGTCCCTAAGAATTTCCTATTAGTATCTATTTGAAATTCAATATCTGCACCTGTCAAATCGGTTGAATAGTCAAAACTAACCTCTAACTTAAACGGTGCAAAGGTTAAAGAGTAATCCCTTCCCCTTTCACGTATCGGAATATTCGCATTACTAACTATATAATCAGTTATGTCAACGTCTGGTGAATTTTTATGGTAAACGATGCAACTCATTATTCCCCGTTCGGCTTGTTAAGGTTTGTGAAGGATTAACTTGTTCTTGTGTAAACTGTAAAGAGTCTAATTCTGAATTGATAATAACTACCGGAGTCTGTTGGCTTGCCATATTCATACTAAGAGCTTGGACGGAAGATGTTAAATTTGAAATGCTTGCACTCATATCCGTGCCACCGCCTCCGGTGCTACCAGTGGATAAATCAATAGTAGAAGTCCCAATGCCTACGCCTACACCAGCAACCGGATTAATCAGTGTAGCCCCAACCGTTGCCGCACCCTTTAAGATCGACACTAAAGTATTGCCTGCACTTATCGCACTTATAGTAGCAGCTATTGTATTGAATAAGCTTAATATAGTATTGGTTGTTGACACTAACCCTAAGAACTTATTCACAATTTGTCCAGCCGCACTATTAGCCCCTCCGAGAACGTCAACTAGAATACTACCGACTTCCGTAACCCCGCTAACTAATTGATCTTTTAATTGCATGGTTAAATCGGTTACGTTTTGACTGGCTTGGTCGACCTTCCCGGCTTCAGCCCCAATCCCTGGTTTGTCTATAACTTTTATACCACCGGGGCTTGTTATAGGCACATCTATTCCTTTTGACCCGATAGCTCCCATTTCTTGGAAGGGTCTTAGTCCTTGCAATCTTTCCATCTTAGCAATAACAGCATCGATTTCTTGGTTCAGGTTCGCCCAACCCGCGTCATTTACTGGGTCTTTTAGTTTTAGTGCATCGAGTTCGGCTTGAAGTTTACCCATTAAGCCTATTGGGTCATTACCTCCGCCACCACCCGTTCCACTAGCTCCACCAGCTCCGCCTAGTCCCAAATCAAGGTCTTCGCCTTTTAGTCTAGCTAATTCGGCGTTTGCGCCCTTTATGTCTTCAGCTAATCCTTGAAGTTCACTTCTTAATTCTTGCGTTCTTTTAGTTGTAAGTTCAACTTGTTCAACATTTTTAAGACCACGATCACCAGTTACTTTTGTTTCAAACCCTTGGTTTATCAAAGTAGTAACAAACTTCTGCCTGCTTTCTAAATCCTTTAATTGATCTTGCAAGCCTGCTAAAGCGTCTTTGTTTAAGAATTTTAATCGGGCTTTTTCAGCACCCAATAATGCTATAGCCTTATCTTTGTTTATATCTAAAGCTTCACCATATTTGTTCCAAAGGGTCACGGCTGTTGGCAATGCCGTTGCTATCTGTCCAAGGGTTATTTTTAATTCATTATGCTCTGATTCGGTCTTATTCGCTTTATCTCTCAATTCATCATAACGTTTTATCAAACTCGGCATATTCTTTTCAAGATTGCTGACTTTTTGGGATTGGTCGTCAAATTCGTCTGTAGCTGATTTGAAGCTTGGTATTAGAGAGGAAACGACTTTTAAGATCCCACGATAAGCAGGCAAAATGAAGTTCCCAATGGCTTCGGCTGTACGTTTGAATTGCTCACTTGTTTTTCTTTCTAAGTTTGCTACCGAGTCCTGGGTTCTTGCATAATCGCCGACCGCCTTGCTAGATTGCTTATATGCTTCGGCTAATAATATTTCTGCTCTAGCTTGGTTCTCAGTCAAACCCTCTAATCGGGTTTTAATTCTCATTTGTTCTCTAAACTCTGGAGTGTTTTGTCTTAAAACAATCCCAAGAGCTTTCACGGATTCGGTCTCGCCTAAAATACCCTTTGTTAATGCAGCACTAGCACCTTCAGCACCACCGGCAAAGTTAGTAAACGACGCTAAATCTTGTGCTAAAGAGTTAACTTGTAGGGACAAATCGAGGGCTTTCTTTTCTGCGAAACCAAAACCAACTAGCAAGTCACCAGTATTACCTAGTAACTTCTGGGCTGTTGAATTAGCAACCCCGAAAGATTGAGCAAAAGCCTTAGACGCTGTATTAGCACCCTTGACCATAGAGCTAAAAATAGTGTCAAACTTACTTGAAATCTCTTCAGCGTCACGAGCTAAGCCTTTTGCATTAAGCAACCCATTGAAAGCTTTACGAAGAGCTAAAACAATTGATGTGCCTGCAATAAATTTTGCGAACATAGACTTAACTGACGTAGCCGCTATTGGAGCCTTTCTATGCACCCCGTCTAAAGCCTCATTGACTTTGTTTAACTGTACCCTTGTTCTATCCAAAGATTTAGAGTCAACATCCATATCCACTTTTTTGTCAAAAGCAGCTTGTAGTTTTCTTTGCAGAACTCGCAGTTCAGAAATTTTGCTTTTTGCTAACTTCGTGTTAATCTTGGGACTTATCTCGGGAGCCGTTTTTTCGATAGATCTAAGTATCTTTTTAACGTCCGACTCTATCTTGTCAGCCTTTGCCCTTATCTCGATTACCGTTTCATCAACTATACTAGTTGCCATTGTTAGTCCTTAATCTCAATCCCTAATTTTTCTTTTTGGCGTCTCTCTGTCTCAACCAATCTTGATATCGTTTGTACTTCGCACTTAATGTTTCTTGCTTGCCTTGTCCTGTTTGCATTTCGAATTTTCCACCAGCTCTAAAGTTCATCTGGTTTATTGCTTGCTCTAATTGTTCTTGATATTGCGAAATCGGGACATGTTCAACATCTTCCCACTTTACAGGGAAATGACCGCTTATCAATCCTCTTGCAACTGCTCGGTCAATTGGGGTCCCTCCACTTTTTTTTTATCAGTTCCTTCAAGCTTACTGACTAGCCCCGCAAGTTCTTCCATTTGTTTGGGGATGTAATATTTTATCAACTTAGTCTGAGTGAATAGTCTTTTATAATACCATCGCTTGATAAAGTTCATTTCTCTAAAATAATATCCTAAACTATTTAGAATAACTTCAGCGAAGATTACCCCAACGGGCGTTTCAGGATGCTCTTTTGCGAAAGTAGCTATTGCGATAGCGTCAAATTGATTTCGCTCACTTAAAACAACCTTCTTGCCTAATATTTCTATTTCTAACGTTTTCCGTTCTTCGATTTTCTGCATTAAGCACTCGTTTTAGTTACCGTACCTGTCAATTGTACATTATATGTTACTTGTATTGCTTCAGCGTCCGGCACTGCTACCGTAGTTGCATCGCTTGTAAAATATCCGGTTCCTGAATAATAATTAGACCCGTCCATGTCAAGTTTTACAGCTATCGAAGATCCGATTGCGGGGTTATTTGTGCTCGTCATTAAGAATCCTTCTACCGATCCCGAAGCACCCTTGAACCCGCTTGCAATGAAATCTTTCCATGTAGTGTTACTAGAATCAGTGACATCAATTGTCTCACCTTCGATGTCTAAAGACCAACCTGTTACATCAAGTATTCTTTGAGCCGTGCCACCGCTTGTGTAGGTTTGTGAAGTAGTTGAAATCAAGATAGTAATTGTATCAGTGTCCGGTGCAGATACAACGGTATGATAACCGTTTAAGTCTGTCATACCGCCGACCGAAGCGATTAATATCCTGTCTTTTGCAACCAAGCCATGGACTGAACCAAAATCAATTGTTATTGTTGTTGTCCCCGAAGCTGCTGAAATATTAACAGCTGATCCCAAATATACTTCTCCGGCACTTCCATTAATTTTAGACATAATATCTCCTATGCGTTAGTTAATGTGAGTGTGCTAGTTCCTTGGAATGCGTAAGTCTTTGTAATCGCTTCAGCACCCGACACGTCTAAAGAGGTAGAAACCCCTGTTATGATTGCATTGCCAGTATAGTTCCTAGTCGCATCTAATTCTAGGACTAATGAAGCGGCTGTCCCACCAATTGCGGGGTCTGCTGTTGCTGTTTCTTGAAATCCTTCGAAAGTACCACTCCAAGACTTAAACCCACTTGCTAAAAACGCCTTCCATGTTGTATTGCTTGAATCTGTTATGTCGATTACTTCACCCTCAATATCAACGCTGAAAGAAGTTATATAATATTCAGTGTCATCAAAAGTGGCTGTTCCCGCACTTCCATTGATCTTTGCCATGTTTTCCTCTTAATTATGTTCCATTTCTATTTCATATTCAATAGTTGTCTGCCAAATATCATCATCATCTTGAGCATATCTTTTAGGTCTGCGCTGGAAAAATATTTGGGTGTAATTGTCAAATGTTAAAGTTGTTGTTTCTAACAAATCTATTAATTTACTTTCTAAGTCCATTATTGTAGCTGAATCTGAACTGTCATCAAACAAAGATATTTGGAACCTCGGGATCTCCCACCTGTTACCAGAATCAAAGCTTGTATCGTCAAAGATTGTTTGATAAACACAATACGGCAAACACACGCCTTGTATTGCCCTGTAATAAAAGACGCTTACTTTATGCGAAGTCCCGCCAGTTGTATAGGTTTGTGAAGTCGTTTTTGAAATAGTGAAAACATTAGCACTTGTCCGACCCGTTACTTTGTGATAGCCGTTAATGTCTGTCATTCCCTCAACGCTTGCTATAGTAACCCTATCATTCTTTTTAAGACCATGAGCCGCCGCTGTAATCGATATAGTACTTGTACCAGTTGCTCCGGTAATAGCAATCAAACCACCACTCAAGGCAGTATCGAAAGCCGAAACTTCAGTAAACTTTGTTTGTAGAGCCGTTTTTAATTCTTCTGCTGAGTCCATTAATTAATAGCCTTGTTTATCAATTTTATATAACGTTCTTTGTTACCCAATAAAGCGCCTCTTAAAAAAGGTGTGCCGGGTTGATTGAAGGTACGCCCCTTTGAGTCTTTACCTACAAATCCGAATTCTATACGTGCTGCATAAACAACGTTACTACCTACCTTTACCGAACCCTCTTCCGTCGCTTCTAAGGACGTACCCTCAGTTTCTTTCCCTGGTTCTTTCTGAATTGTTGACGTTGAGTAAGTGAGACTATTAACTAAATTAGTCGTATCAACAGGACATAACTCAGCCGCTTTGCCAACTAAATCACCACCTATTATTATAAGTGTTTTTTCTAGTCTTGCTTTAAGACCTGCTATGTATTTTCTGCTTAACCTACTCACTATAAAACTCTAAATCGTAATATGTGTTAAATGGTGAAACTGTCACATGTGTTATCTTCCAAACCGTTCCGGCTGTTGCAAAATAACCGCTTGGGTCAACTACCTTTTCAGTAATGCTAAAAGAAGTATCTGTATGTAAACTTGCGCTTGCTTTAGAACCCATTTGTTGACGTCTGACTAACTCAGCACCGTTTAAGTCTGCAATAAAGCCCTGAACCCCCGTGTCAACTTCCGTTTGGACTTCGCCCCCGCCAGTCCCAACCGCAACGGTGAAGGATCGCTTTGTCAAAGTCTTAAAGTGCCTGCTTAACCCTGAAGTACAACTCATTGGTAAAGTCTCCTATACTCTGTGAATAAGTCGTTCCACATTTCTTTGTCTGTCTTATAAACAGCCGAATAACCACCTGGCAATCGTTCACTTTTAACGATGTACCCCTTTTTACATAAAAAGTGGTCAATAGCAACCGATACATCAGGTTTAATACCGTCCGGGAATTCAACCCGTTTAATCATCACATTATTATCAGCGACTTCGGTTATCAGAGTTTCACCACTTGCCAAAGTCAAAGTACCAGCCGCTACGGTACTAACCGTTACTATTTTATCATTCAATTTAGATCGGCTTATCTTGTAATCGCCAGCTACGAAATAGTTTTCAACAAAGTTTTCATTTGAATCCGTGATTGAAGCAGCCGTTACACCGTCAACCGCAACGAAAGCAACCGTACTATCTTCTAAGTAAATTTGCTGATTCAAAAAAGGATTGCGTGTAAGGGCGATAATCTTTTCCTGTACCATTGGTATCAAAGTAGTGATTAAAGCGTCCCTAGTGGTGTCATCGCCTGCTGTATAGCCTAATAGAGCGTTAGTTTCAGTTAAAGTAATTATTGCCATTTAACCCTCCAAGGCTTTAGCTAAGTCAACCTTTTTGAGATTAGACTTTTTACCTGGATATTTCAGCTTAAATGCTGTCCGCATTTCGTTATAAGACACCGGCTTGTCTTCTTTCAAAGGGATCTTGTTTAACGTCTTTTCTGTCAAGGCATCAGCTTTATCAACTTCAACAACCGCAAGTTCTTCAGTAGTTGGTTCCGGTTCGACCTCAAGACTTTTCGCTATTTCGGCTTGACGTTTTTTTGTTTTGGCTGTTTCTTTTTCTTGCTCTGAAGCTATCCGTTTAGTCTGTCCAGCTTGTGCCGCTTTCTCTTTTTCTTGTTTATCGATTACAAGTTTTTCAACCTCGATTTTAGCAAGCTTTTCTTTAGCTTCTCTCTCATCAACCTTCAATTGCTCAACTTTGAGTTTCTTTTCTTGCTCTATTTTGATCCTCTTCGCTACTTCTAACTTAGAAACAAGAGCATTGAAACTTAAATCAGTCATTTTCATTAAATCATACTCGGAGACATCAATATCAAAAGGCTTTAACTTACTAAGCCTATGAAGTTCACTCTGAGTAATAGCCTGATTCGCTTCAGCTTTCAAACGTTTACGTCTTACAACACATTTATGTTCATGTACTTTAATTAACCTAGCACGAATCTTTTTCTTACAATATTGACATCTTACTAGCATGTTTTATCCTAGCCGGGGGGTTAGCCCGGCATTTAATTTGTTTTATGGAGTGTAGAAAGCCTGTATGAAACCAGTGTTGGATGTACCAAACGTGATTGTAATATCACCATCGAAGTCCTTGTGTCTATCACTATCAGGAGAATAAAAGTAAACTCCGTTTTGTGCTGTTGCGAAGGTGTAAGCCCCTTGTCCGGTCGCGTGATATTCACCAGCTGCTACTATAAAGGTACTTGCGCTTCCATAAGTGCTGTTAATTTGGATTAAAAGCTTGCCCTCTTTAGGATAAGCGATAGTGAAGCTAGAAGCATCTGTGAAAGCTGTCCCGCTTGCGATAGCCTTAGTCACTGATGATACGTTCGCTACTAATGTTAGTGGTGTTAATGTTGCCATTGTATTACTCCTTTATTGTTTTTTATTTACTTATTTTCTTAACCGTTAGATTAGTGTATTGAAACGTTCCTTACTTTGAAAGTAATAGTTTGTGCCGCCGTTGATTGGATTGCGAACCATACACGGTCTCCAATACTGAAATTCATAATACCATTCCCCGCTGGCGTCCCAATATCATTTGTATTTTCAATATACCCCAAAGAAACTGCTTTCGTAGATCCGATTAAATTAACATAAGGCGTTATTACAGTAGTTTGTGCGTTTGATACACTTTGCTTTATTACTGATGTCCAAACCCCCCTATATTCTCCAGGGATTAAACATTCTAAATAAGAACCTTCTTGGAATGCTGCTGTCCCACCGCCTTCGTCTGCTTCACTGTTTGATGCTGTAATTACAAAATCATTACCGTTAACTGAGACAACTTGCTCAACTCCATTGTAACTAGTAGTCCCATTAATAGTTATATAATCGTTAGCCGCTAATGTATGCCCTGCATCAATCGTAACCGTAACCGTCGCACCAGCAGTTGTTGAAGTCGCTGTAATGGCTCCCGCCGTTCCGTCTGTATAGGTGAATCCGTTCAAACTACCCGCGTCAATATTCGCGTGATACATTGCATACCACTGATCTGCTACTGCCATTGCCTCTGTTGCATCAGAGCCATAAAGGTTTCCCATCTCAGCATTATTGAGTGTGTTGGTAATTGCATACCAACTTGTACCATTAAAAACCATGTGCAAAATTTTATCATCTGCTGAAACAAAATCATCACCACCCAAATCTACTGTATTAGCAGCGTGTGAGTTGTCGTTTGAAATGGTAACTAAACCATCTACAAATATGAAACTATAACTCCCGATCGGAGCCGTGTTGTAAGTCCCAAAATCACCTGTGATAGTTGCAATTGTATTCCCACCACCATCACCCGTTACGGTGATTACCTGAGAATTGACTGCAAAGGTTGTTGCTCCATTGCCACAAGTTACGGCATCGTTCGATGTACCATGCCCTAAAGCAGTAATTACACCATCTGAATTGGTAGTACCATCATGGAGGACTTCAAATTTAGTGTCTGCCCCCTCTCCATCTGTAAATTTTACAAAATCTGCATCATTATCGTCTGCATCTTTGTATTGAAGATTTATCATGTACATTCCATTACCCGGATCAGCATTTGTACTAATAATATTTAGAAAACTTTCGGCCCCTGTCATTGCCTGAGTCCACGTTATTTGTTCCGTATTGTCAAAGGTAAGTTCAGAATCACCCGTAGGATTACCAATATCATTAAAATTCACTGTTGTCGAAACAGTTTCCCAAGACGGTGCAACCGTAGTCCCATTCGCCATTAAATATTTCCCTGCTGTACCATTTGCCAACATTGATGTTGTGTTAACCGCTGACTGATATGGTATATACCCGCCTAACCCTCCTATAAGATTTGTGGCTGTTGTCGCTGTTCCTGTTGTATTTTGATTCAACGTAGGGAATGTACAATTAGTTAATATACCTGCACTTGGAGTCCCTACATTCGGAGTTATGAACTCAGGAGTTCCAGAAAATATCGGCTCGCCCTTTACCGTATCTGCGTTTACAGTTATATCATCACCTGAACTACCAAGTGAAAAATCACTACCACCATAATTGTTGAAGTGAGCAGTATCACCATAAACAAGATTGAAAATAGAACCTACTGCACCTATATTAGAAGAGTCAGTAACAGAAGGTAACATGTTACCCTCTACTATGAGGTTAGCACCAGCCAAGGTAACATCGCCACCAGAAGGAGTTATTGTAAGATCACCACTAGAGGATGTTTCAAAGTCGGCATAATTAGCGGCTGAACCGTCTGCATCATTATAAGTTAAGCGTAGGTTTGCTCCTGTTGCTGAGTTGATTTCCAAAGCCTTATCTGGACTATCTGTCCCGATTCCTACGTTGCCTGAATCATCTATACGCATAGCCTCAACAGGAGGTATTGCAGTTGTCCCTTGTTTGGTATAAAATGCTAAATCTCCTTTCCCTCCTAAACCAGTATCTTCGTGGATTATTGCCGAGCCACCATAGGTATCTGATGAAGAAGAAAATAATATTCCAGCTGTTCTTCCCGTAGTTCCGCCTGTATTAATCACTAATTGATAATTATCAAAATCTCCTAAATCACCTCCACCTATAATATCTTTCTCAATATGCAACTTCGCCTCAGGGCTCGCAGTCCCGATTCCTACGTTGCCTGAATCATCTATACGCATAGCCTCAACAGGAGGTATTGCAGTTGTCC